TTATCCTATCAAACCCTATCAAACCACCCAATTTGGACATGGCGAAGCCTTGCTCTGACATATAAAACCTATTTAAACCAGGTATAATCACCCTATGGACATCATCATTTACTGGATATACGGCATGTTAGCTTTCTCTGGCTTACTCATATGTCAGGCTATCTACTACATGCTCAAAGATAAGTAATGCTACTAGGGGTATTTGGTACTCCTTTACATACCGTCCAAAATCTGCTATGCTTGGTATATGAATGATGTAGACTTTGACAAACCGTTTATTAGACATATATCTGAATGCTGTATTCACTGTGGTAAATTCATTAGAACCAGAGACAAAACCAGACTCCTTCTCTTTATGTATGATCACTATGGAGAAGATGGCATTAAGCGTTGCAGTAAGACTTGGTATGGTTCTTTGGTATATTCCCTGATAAATTGGAAGCATAGGAATGCTTAGCATGGAAATACCAGATCCATTTCAAACCTTTGTATCCAAGAAATATGCTAACTTCCAGGGATCAATGTATGATTTCTTTACTAGGGAATGGTCTTATAGATGTGTATGTGATGAGATGCTTTCTGCTCCATCCCGCAAAATTATGACAAAGGTAAGGCTCTATCATACAAGGAATGAGTGCTTAGGTGGCTATTAACCAATAGTGCCCGTGTAGGGCAGGGGGTGGTTTGTTACCCCTATTTTGCGCCGAACTTTAAACCGTGATATAATCAGTTAAACAAAAGGGGGACATATGCCATTTCCAGGAAACCATGACTTTAGCTACTACCGTGGTGATACATACGAATTTGATGTTGTTTTGAAGAACCAAGATGGCAGTAATTTTGATATATCCCTATATGAAACAGTAGCCTTTACCATCGGAACTCAGAGAGGTTCGGGGGGTACTAAGACTACAGCTCTTGCTACAAAGGTTTTGCCATCTACCGTGAGATGTACAATTACATCTACAGTTGGCAGAGGACTGGCTGCAGGATCATATTTTTATGATGTTCAAATCACAGACACAACCCCAGATCCAGACACTATATATACAGTATTGACTGGAATTATGACAGTAGTGGACGATATAACTGGAGCATCATAGTGCCACAAATATTGGTTCGTCAAAAAAACCCTAAAGCCAATATTTACCTTGGTAGAGAAACAATAACATTAAGAAACAAGATCCCAACTATTACTGTATATGATGATACATACTTCCCACCTCCAGTGCCATACATTGATGGTGGCTTATATAATCAAGAATCTGCTTCTGTAGATGCAGGATTCTACAATACAACATCTTGGGAAATAGTATGGGATGGCGAATACGTTTAAATATATTTGACTTATCCCCACAAATTTGCTACAATAAATGCATGAATATGATTGAAAGAAATGAAAAGTTTCAGGAAGAGTTTGGATGGCACATTGATCCATTGACAGGCGATGCTTGGAGATATGTTGAAAGTAATAATTGAGGAGTATGTAGAAGAAAAACGTGTTGGATTCTACATGCCAGCTATCCCTTGGAAGTGGACCCTCTATGATGGGTCTAAGGTTGTAAGATATGGATATTGCCATACAGAAGAAGAAGCTGAGGCTGCAGTAAATGGCGCTTTAAAGGCTTATAGACCATAGCCTGATATGATACAATAAATATATGAAAAAAGATAAGTGCTTCTTCTGTGATAAAAATGCAACACATTACGATGTTGTAGTAAATCACCATGAATATGTGGTTGCAGATGTGTGCTTAGATCATTTATCAATGGGGCTTGTATCATAACTTATTCCTGCCCTAAATGTGGTATATCAAAAGATTTAGATATCTTTTGGGAAACTCATCAAACTATGAGCGATGGCAAAATTTGGTGTGCCAACAAAATTAAAGCATGATTGATCTACTTTTTGCAGCAAGATAAAGCTCTTTGTGTCTTTTTAAATCAAGAGATTGAGCCTGTTTTAGTGTATCTTGATACATATCAGATTCCTTTGATGTTATCAGCTTAAAGGGATGTTGTGTTTCTTTATACCACTTTTTATATTCATTAAAGTTACTATTTGACCCTATGATGTTACCGCCATATGTGTGGCATAGCATTTTTAATATTTGTGGAGTTTTCTCTTTTAAGTCTTCATATAAAAATAGCATGTCTGCATTATCTAGTATAAATTCATAATGATTTATATAATCATTTAATCTGTAGCTAAACTGTGAGTTTTTTTCCATCGCATTAATAGATGCTAGACACTCTTCTGGACTTCTAACAACTGTTACTATTGGAACTGATATATTATTTTTATAATACTCCATGTCTATTCCATCTTCTATACTGTGAAAAAAGTTTATTTTTAAATCTGTATTTGTTAATACGTTCCAGTATAGCCAATGCCTGCCAGATCTGGGATAGGTAAGCATTATTAGGTCTGGCACTTCATGATATAAAATCATTATAGTGTATATTAGATTGACATATCTTCTTTGAAGTGATATACTTATAAGTATGATAAATATATTATTTCTTATTCCAGCATTTTTTATTGGTTATGTGGCATGCTACATAGTAATGACATACAAGGTTGATCAAAATTAAAGAGCCTAAGATTATGCAGATGGACTGGAAAGCTTTAGGGTATGAAAGGGCATATGTAGATGGAAAATTACGATGGATTCCTCAACAGATCAAAGGAAATGCAGAAGACCAAAATACTTCCGCTTAGATGGATAGGCAATCTTTGTGAGAAGCCTGCCAAATACCATTTAAATATGTTTTTGCATTACAGAGATCATGATGATCTTGGTCTTGCTTGTAGGTACCACGCATATATGTCAACCTTTTTGTACAAGCCCTATCATTGGTGGGGAACCTATTACGAATTAAACATGGAGGAATAAAATGAGTATGGATGAAATGATGCTAAGAATAGAAATTGCAGCGGAGATAGAAGCTATTCCAATTGTTCCAGGAGTAACAAATGCTTTGGGTATGCGTATTGCTGCTGCTAATATTGCAAGGGGAGAAGATAACTATATGACAGAATGGGCCAAAAAGTTTGAAACACAGGTAGACTTTGAGTAATAGTGTATCTAAAAATATACGTCTTCAAGACATCTAGTGCAGAACCATTCTGCTGAATCAACAGATCTCTTTATTCCACCGTATATTATTTCATAATTGTTTATCTTATCAATTACGTCCCCATGCATATAGCCATATACTATGGGCAGTAGATGATGATCGCATTCATACATACACTAATCATACCATAGTTGCAATACCGCTGATTTTCTGATATGATTGATCTATGGAGACAACTGGGTGGACAAAAGATCTTGATGATGATCAAAAAGCATATGTAATGGATTTAATCATCACAACAGTAAAAGAAATTAGGGAACAGATTGCACTTGATATTGAGGCTACTGTTCCAGTATGGCAGAGGTTAGGGTTTATGAAGAGTCGCAGAACAAGGGCAGCTTTTAAGGTGTGTGCTGCGATTGCAAGAGGACAAAACGAAAGAGTGAGCAATGAATAAAAAAATCTATAAATGTGAAGACCCAGATTGCGGTACTATCATTACAATTGAGGCAAAAGGCGAACTAGCAGATTCCATTATTTGTCCGTGTGACAAAACAATGCCGTGGGCTGGGCTATAAATGTGGTCTTGGGTTCTTGCAGCGATTGGAGTAACTGGTATATTTTTGGTAGGTCGTAAGACTATTTGGGGATGGCTAATTCTTTGTGTTAATGAGTGTTTATGGATTGCTTATGCACTTGCTACAGATCAATATGGTTTTATAGCTATGGCAATAGCATATGCAGCAGTATACATTAAATCTTATATGCATTGGAGAAAAGATGATCGCAATTAAATTTTATATTTATAAAATAGTTAATTATATTCTGTTAAAATTAAGAATAAGAAAAAAGGATCAAAAGTCAAAGTTTATTTATTAAAAACAATGGAGCATAAAACATGAAAGATAAAAATTATTATTACTTTGATATAGAGGCAAATGATAATTTTAAATTAGCACTCAACTATATTGATGAAATGCCAAGTTTTCTTGGAGATTATTTATTACATAAAAATGTTTCGTATGTGGTTAATTCTGATGGCTATAGATCAAAAGAATCAAAAGAGGCAGCTGACTTAATGACTCTTGGTTGCTCTTTTACTTTTGGTGTTGGATTGCCAGAAGACAAGGTTTGGCCATCACTATTGGCAGACAAGCTTGGAATGTCTTTGGTTAATATTGCAATGGCTGGTGATTCAGCAATGGGGCAGGTAAGGAAAGCTTTTACTTATTTTAGAAAGTATGGAAATCCAAAAATAATTGTATGCATGTTTCCTTTATTTAGAATGGAACTTCCTATAAATAGAGATTTATTATTTCCAGAAAAATTTATTCATATAGAAGATCGTTGGTACCCTCAATTAGCAAAAATAGAGATATTGCCAAATAAAAAAGAAAAGTATGTAAAGCTTCCATATGATCCAGAAAAGGTTTTAACTATGGATGTTGCATTTTATTATACCCATATGATGATCTATATACTAGAACAGTATTGCAAATCAAATAATATTAAGTTTGTTTGGAATATTTGGGATCAACCATATGAGTTTTATTATGAATATTTAACAAAAATTGATGATACATCACATAAAAATTATTGTCCAACATCTTTTTCACAGTGGGGGCTGCAACGGGATGAAGATGGAACAGTTAAAGAATTTCTAGATCATTCACTAACAGTCACATGCCATGAAGAGCATATCAATGATTACTTTTTTTATTCAGCATCAGATATTAATCATGGGCATCCACATGCTGGATTTCATAAAAACATTCACCTTGCAGATGAATTCTTTGACTTTATAAACAAAGAAAATTAAAATGATAATATTAGGAATAAATGAAACATCTCATGATGCATCTGTATCTTTAATTAAAGATGAGGAAATATTATTTGCAGGTCATGCTGAAAGATATAGCAAGGAAAAAAATGATTGGTATGTATGTAATGGTCTCATTGAAGATGCACTTTCATACGGTACACCAGATGCTATAGCCTATTATGAAAAACCTTTTCTTAAAGCTTCTAGACTACTTTTAAGTGGTGGTGCAGGGGATTGGAAGCCACGCTTTAATATTCCAGGAATACCAAGAAAGTCTTTTGGACACCATTATTCACATGCTGCAGCAGGGTATTACACAAGTTCATTTAATGATGCAGTAATAGTTGTTTTAGATGCTATTGGTGAATATAATACCTCTACCGTTTGGGTTGGCGAAGGAGAGAAGATTAAGATTAAGTATAAACAAAATTACCCAGTAAGTTTTGGTTTATTTTATTCAGCATTTACAAAACTAATTGGCCTTATGCCAAACCAAGAAGAGTATATTATGATGGGTATGGCAGCCTACGGAGATTGGACTAAATACTATAATAAAGTTAATGAGTATTTCCCTTCATATAGTAATCAAAAATATAATTTTCACAAAGGTATTACTGATTGGGGCTGGGTTTCAGAAGAAGATAAGTTTGATATAGCAGCAGCAGCTCAAATAGTATATGAACAAAGACTAAATGATTTTATGCGTATGGCAAAAGCAATCACTGGCAAAAAGAATTTAGTTTTTATGGGTGGTTGCGCTCTAAACTCATCTGCTAATACGTTGCTATGGAAAATATTTGATGATGTATGGATAATGCCTAATCCAGGCGATGCTGGAAGTTCTTTAGGTGCAGCAGCAGCACTATATGGAAAGCATTTAAATTGGAAAACCCCTTACCTTGGCTATGACATTGGAGGCAAATACCCAACAAATGAGATTTTAGAATCACTTAAGAAAAATAAAATTGCTGCGGTAGCTACAGGAAGAGCTGAGTACGGGCCAAGGGCTTTAGGAAATAGAAGCATATTGGCTGATCCAAGAGATCCAAGCATTAAAGATAAAGTTAATCTAATTAAACAAAGAGAATTATTTAGACCCTTTGCTCCAGTAGTATTAGAAGAATTTGCAAGTGAGTGGTTTGATATGAACTTTGTGTCTCCTTATATGCAATATACAGTTAAATGTAAGTATCCAGACAAGATTCCATCAGTAGTTCATGAAGATGGCACATCAAGAGTGCAAACAGTTAATAGAGATCAGCATCCAGGTCTACACATGTTGTTGAGAAAATGGTATTGGGATACTGGATGCCCTGTATTATTAAACACTAGCTTAAATATTAAAGGACAACCTTTATTAAATGATAAGCAAGACCTACTTGACTGGCAGAAGTATTACGGATATACTATAATAACAGGCGACAGTAGCTTAGTTGGTTAAAGCCCCGAACTCATAATTCGGTAATCGTAGGTTCAAGTCCTACCTGTCGCACTAAACACCAGTAGCCAAGTTGGTAAAGGCATCAGTCTTATATACTGAAGATCATTGGTTCAAGTCCAATCTGGTGTACTAGACCCCTGTAGCTCAGCGGAAGAGCGACGGACTTCTAATCCGCAGGTCGTTGGTTCAAATCCAATCAGGGGTACTGCTATACAGTAGTTTTAAATATCACAAAACAATAAGATGCAGTATTGTCAAAAGTAACAAATATAAAGTTATATTCTTTTTCTTTCAAGTACTGTTTTAATTCTTCATGTGTATAATAGCAATCCTCAATTATATAAATTCCATTATGTTTTAGCTTATCCCAAGAATTTTCAAGAAGAGTAATGTTTGCGTGGGCCTCGTGAAGTCCGTCGTCTAAAATAACATCAAACTCTGTTTCACCAATTTGTTCCCACATAGCCTTGATTGACTCTGGATCAGTTTGATCAACCTGATACGTTTTAATCCTATCTTCTTCAAAAAGAATTCTATCGTCAATATCTGCTCCATAAATATCTGCGTTCCAGAAGTAGTCCCTCCAGCCTCTTAAAGACGCCCCTGGGATTCCATTAGCAGTCATATTGGATTGAACATCTTCGTTATTTGTACCAATACCACACTCAAAAATTTTCTTTGCATCATCACGGATTGTTCCAAATAGAATATGATAAATATCTGTGTATCTATTTGCAATCCATCCTGAAGGAGTGAAGTCTACCTCGTGGGGAGAACCCTTGTCGCTTCCATAATCTTTCATTAAGTGAGATAAAAAATTAGCATTCTTATCGTATTCAATAGTTATCTTGTTCATCTTATCCCCTATTTATTAGTTACGAACTTATTATAAAAATATTCCATTGCAGACTTAGGTGGTAAATAGTTTTTATCTATGCCACCACGAGTTGTCATTGAGTGATATACAGATATACTCTTTGATGTTTTCTCTAATAGTTTAATTTCTTTTATATATTTTGGATTCCATAGTTTTTCCCATTGTGACCAGTGAATTCCACAAAATACTTCCATTGGGTGAACTTTATCCATCAAGTTAAAAGACCTAAATGCTTTATCTACAAGCGCTGGTCCAACATCTGTCCATTTAATCTTAGTCTTATCAAACTGTGTTGACTTCTTAATAAGATAGCTTAATGCTGGAGATTCCTGTGGCAAAGAAAGAACTCCGCCTACCACTGTATCATTTTCCAAACAGGCATAGGTATCTCCAAGGCTATTCCAGTCAGGGGATAAACAAATGGTATCTGCATCAACCCAAGCAAGGCCAGTCTTTTTAATCATTCTATATCTAAATAGATCAGAAAATGCTGCGTATGTGTCCTGTACTAGGAACATCTCAGACTGTTCCATAATATCCCCCGCAAAAGCCTTCTGAACGCCTTCTGGGACCCTCATATCCATATCATATACATAAAGGGTAAGGCTATGTCCGTGGTATATAAAAGAAGATAAAGATACTTCTTGTATTTTTGTCATTGGGTTTCCTACCCAGAGAGATCCAAAACTTGACATTATTTAGCCTTCAATTTAATATTAGTTGCTTTGGTGTTGCTATGTTGATAGAATAACGGATTTTCAAGTGCATACACATTAAAGTATTTTTGAACAAGGGCAAATCCTTGGTCAATATGTCTATCATTATCCGCTGACCACTTAGCCACCCTTGTTGCTATTTCCTTATATTCTTTACTTATATAGAGAATTGCGTGTGTTGCAAGCATACCATCTATTCTATAAATATCTTTAAACTGTTTATGCCTCATATAATTAAAATTTCCAGACTTAGAAACGCTATCTAGATAACCCCAATTAGAAAGTCCAAGATAAACAGCATCTGCATCATCTGGAACATCTATAACTGTATGTTTTCTTGATATAACACAGTCATCTTCAAGTATAACAACAGGACCATTTATATCTTTAGATAAAATATTGTAATGAGATGTTGCACAACCAGCCATAGGATGACCTTTCATATCTGCACCAGCAGTACGAACATAATTCTCTAGTTGCATTTCCTTGCCCAGCTGCATCATGTCCTTATTACGATCAACATGTCTGTCCATGTTAATATAGAATATTGGTATGTCTTTAATGTCTATTTGCATTTAACCACTGCTCCACCAGTTACTAACATTTTCATATTGTTACCTTTCATATCTTTCTATTATACCAAAGCTGGTAGGTGCTTGGAGTTAGGGATAATGAATTCATCTGAAAACTCCTGTTTTAGGTTTCCTAGAGTTAAGAATGTTGCTTTCCTATCTTGAATAAATTTAATCTTAGTGTTTAATGTTTTTATTTTATAGTCTGTAAATTTTATTATATAAAAAGATAGCCACAAATCATCTACAATAAAGTATTTTTCAGGGCAATCAAATAATTCTTTACCTAAAAACACCTTGGATGAACACACTAGTCCTCCAGGACCTGCATAATTTCCAACTTCATTACCTTCTAGCTTTATTTTTCTTTTATATATTCCCTCAATTTTATGTGCCCAGAATGTCTTCACACAATCTTCTTCATACTGATCATAGCAGTCTTGAATAAATGAAGGGGAAAAAATCTCATCATCATCAATAAATATAATTTTGTCATAACCCTCATTGGCCAACTCTTGAGCCATCATAAATCTAGAGAATGGCTTAAACTCATTAAAATAATTTCTTACATATATATTCATATTTGTACCTATTAAATATTTTTCAATGAGAGCTATTAATTTTTTATCATCTGTGCAATTGTTTGAAACATAAAAGTCAAAATCAGAATTTGTTTGCTCTAATAGGCATTGAGCTGTTTTCTTAAAGTATTCTAAACGAACAAAAGTAGAAAATATCAGGGCAGTCTTTGACTTTTCCTTTACTGTTCTTTCGTATGACAGATTATTCATATTGTTCCTTTCATGGGAAGAGCCAGCCCATCTCTAGACTGGCTCCCCCTTTAGATTACTTTGCAGCAGGCTTCTTTGCAGCAGCCTTCTTTGGAGCGGACTTCTTAACAGGTGCCTTAGCAGCCTTCAGAGCCTCTTCTACGTCCTTAGCATCTGGTAATACGCCAAACGCCTTGTCATTAGGGTTGATTGCTCTGATTGCTACTGGTGCAATTGCAGCAACTAGTGCTGTCCATAGATCCTTTGGATCTGTTACGCCAGCCATGTAGAGTGCTAGACCTGATGCAAGTACTGAGCGACCATATGATGCCAGTAGTGCCTTTAGTTGTTCTGTATTCATTGTTTTCCTCCTAGGATATAACTCGTGTTAGTAATGTAAAGCCAATCCATAGACCAATAATTCCTGCGACTCCCGCAAAAACTGGTGGTGCTGGTACTGGCAATTTGAATGCTGCGAACCATACTCTTTGAAGTATGATATTTCTGGATCAACCTGCTTAACAAAGCTAGATATACCAGCCTGAACCTCTTCAATATATTCAAATGCAGAATCACGAGAATCGGAAAGAAACTTAATAAAACTTTCTTTGTGTACATCATTGTCTAATTTATTATTAGACAGCATTAGCTGAGTAACCTTAGAATAGGCAGTAGCCATCTTTTTAATATCATTCTTTAGTCTTAAAAACTTAATTGATAAAACTAATACTGAAAGCAACGAAGCAAAAAGCAAACAACCAAGGATAATTGCAAGCTCTAACATATTCATTAATTCAAAGCCTCTCTTGTAACTAACACTATAGCACCTTCCATTTCTAAAGCATTTTTAAGTTGAACAACATATTGTAATGCTGCAATCTTTTCATCATGCGACAATCCTACAAAGTGTCTTTCATTTAATTTTATCGTAAGAAAGTGCTCGTTGTCAATAAGTTGCACACCAAAACCTTTTGGTGCTTGAACTGCATGAAAAGCTCTACGCATTGAGTCTGTATACATTACTGTTTATCTTTCTTATCCACATAATGAAATAAATCTTCTAATGATTCCCAGCCTAAATCTTCTTTAATTTCTAGCGCTCCAAGAAAAATATCCCATGTTTCATAAACATACTGTCTTGCCAATACTGTTGGCTCAACAAGATCGTTATCAATCAAAAATGCAATTGGAAGACCAATATCGTTGTACTCAATAAAGTCTTTGAAGTATTTATCAGACTTATAGTCCATCCATAGCTCTCCAAGGATGGCACATATTGAATCAAAACTAGTTACATCTTCTCCATTGTCAGAGATTTCCACATCTCACCCCATTTTTCTTTTGTTCTATGTTTGCTAAACTCTCTTGATATTTCGCCATTCTCTAAGTATATACCACCCCATACGCCCCACTCTTTACCAGATACGCCGTTGGCAAAACATATTTTTTGCACTGGACATGACTGACATAGGTTGTCTACAATTGGCCTGAGAAGCTCATCATCTTCGTATTTATCAAAGAATAGGTTAGTCTCTGTACCAAAGCAAGCACTTTCGTCTTTCCATAAGTGTTGCTTCATGGCTACTCCTTGTATCTATTTGGAATATCCCAGCCATTACGATCAGGTACGAAAGTCTTTGCCAAAAACCACTTACCATTACGACGAATTCCATTGATAGCAGTCTTGGCAATATCAGACTGCTTTGTTTCTACAACTGTCCAACCATCCCAATGCAAGTTACTGTTCTTTGCAACAATCTTTTCCATTGTGTTTAAATCTTTTACAATCATTTTTTACCCCTTTAGTATCTGAAAATTCCTACTTCAATATTATTTTTTTCTGCAGTTTTAACAAGTTTTGACACAGACTGATGTGGTCTGCTCAAGAAAGCAAGATAGTTTACACTAAGCATGTTTTCTTCAATCCAAGAAGAAGGAACCTTGTAAAACTTAATCTTTCTTCCACGAGACTTCATTCCTCTTTCTGATAAATTACAGAACTCAGATACAAATGAGTTTATTGAAGCTGGTCCAGCAGAATAAACTATAAACTCTGTATCTCCATCTTGCATTCCAGAAAGAGCAACGCTCATAGCACGAAGAAAGACTTTATAATCATTAAAGTCATTCGTTCCATGCACTGCTACTATCATCAGAATTTCCATTCTTTAAGCTATCCAGTATAAATAGCATCTTATCAATATCCCGCTTTGACATATTGTTTGTGTCTACTGGCCTAACAGTTTCTGAATCTACTGATCCATCAATTGCATCTGCCACATAAAACATATTGTTGTGTACCCAATATGCGTTATCTTCTATTATCAGTACCTTGACAGTATTATTACTAACATGCTTTCTTGATTGAGAAAGTATTTTAGGTACCTCAAAAAGATCTTTTGGTAAAATGTTTTTTACTATTTGATGAATACTGCTTTGAGTATAAACAATTTTAGCAAAATACTTCTTACGCTTTTGTACTACTCTTATAATTATAGAGCAAAGGATTATAGATGTCAAGCCAATAAGCAAGGTTGATATCATTTTTAACCTCTAAAACTAAATGCGCTTCCAACCCATACTGTCTTTTTCTTTTCACGCTCAACAATGCCTCGTGACCAAGAGAATCCTGCGTCTCCGCCCCATGCCAACCACATGATATATCCATTAGAAGGGTTTGCTTGGTTTCCCCAATCCTTACCCTTCTTGTCTACTTCATGGCGTGAGAAGTATGAGTACATTCTCTTGACAGTGCTTAGAGAGATAGTTTCTCCTCTTGCTAACTGCCCTGCACGAGTCCAACCAACTGCAGTACCTGCACCAGTTGCTTTACCATCTTCTTTAAATTTAATTGCTTTACGAGCAGCTGATCTTGCTCCTTCTGGTGGTGAGTAACCTTCAGCTTTTGATACTGAATCTGTATCATATTCAACTGTATCATCATCTTCCCAAAGGTCGTCTGCTTTTGCAGCAGGCACACAATTAGGAACCATTTTGCCATTTTTTCCAGGCTTCATGCCACGTTGAACATATCCATCCCAACAAGGTGCTTGCTTAGATACATCTTCTGGACAGCATTCTGATTTTCCAACTGAATTATCATATGAATCCATAGCGTCTGGCTTATCTTTCATATCTTCTGCCTTGCATACTGGACAATTTTCACAGTTTACATTAAGCTCTTTACATGTTGGACAACCACAACCTTCATATTCTTTCTTAACATCTTTTTCTTTTTCATCTTCATGCATTGATTTATCCATGCCAATATTAGATTCAAGAGATGGCATAGCCATTACTTCAGATGATTTATGTCCCATGAAGTATTCTGTCTCTTCCAAGCCACCATCTTCCATTTCAAAAAGCTGCATTAAGATTGCTGGGTCTTCAGCAGAAGCAACAATAGAGTACTCAGATCCAGGGAAACCAAGCATTCCATCTCTCATGATATGAACAACACGCCCAACATGAAACTCGTCTTCATGGCCAGCGATAACCATATCGCCTTCTTTAAGATCATGCATACTCTTACCTATATTTCCTTCAGAACGATTAATCGCATATATTTGTCCAGCTGCAGCAGCTCTTGTCTTATGGCAACCCATTACTTCTCCACCCTCTTTTACTGCAGGGTATCCGTCACAGCCGTATGAGCCTTTGGCTCCAACCTTATATGGCATATTAACCTCCTAGTTATACTACGATTATATCAGAGTTCTTGAGAGTCTATGGTTCTTTTTAGCTCCTGCAAAGACCATCGCTCTTCCCTTGAAAGCTTCATAACCTCAGATTTATCATAAGATTTATCACTAATATATATTAATGGATCATCATTAAAAAAATCTATATCTACAAACCCTTTTTCCCAAAGAGCCATGAGATCGTTATTTATAAAATTTATATGTTCTTCATAAAGCTCTGGCATTAGCTCTTTTATTTTTGGTGTAAGAGAGTATAGGATTTCTCCGCTTTCTGGATCAACACCTGCAAACTCTATACCACCATCAAGTATAAGATTGTCTACTATTTTACTTATTGCCTCATCATCAAACATTTACGAAGTCCAAGAAATCTTCACGATTTTTTGCACCACTCATACGCTTAATCTCTATACCATCTTCAATGAGTACATATGTAGGAACAGTTTTTACACCAAAGTTTTCAAAAAGTTCTATTTCAGAATCTGCATCAACAAATATGAAGTCTACAAGTCCATCTCTCTTTAGATCTTCTGCTACTGGCCTAGTTCTTTCGCATGGTTTACACCACTCAGCAGTAAAGTAAAGTACGTGACTCACTTACCAGACTTCTTTCTTGCCTTAGCAAGTGCATCAAAATCCTTTACCTTAGTATCACCCATATAGCCCCACGCATATCCATCATTGATCATCTTATCATTAATAGATTCTGTATCACCATTAATATATACCCAGCCCAAAATGCGACCATACTTTTCAGATGAGTCCATCTTTTCAGTCTTAATCACAACAGACTTAGCATCTTTAAGATGTTTCTTTAGATATTCTTTTGATTCAAGTCCAAGAACCTTTTCAGCTTTATCAGATGTACGTGACTCAGGGGTATCAATGCCAGCCAATCTCACACGGGATTGAAACAAAATGTCAAACCCTAGATCAATAAGAACATCAATTGTATCTCCGTCTACTACGTTTTCTACTTTACGAACATAGTATTCATACATTTACTTAGATCCCTTTGCTCTTTGACCTCTGTAACCAGTCTTCTTAATATTCATTGATCCAGGCTTCTTTTGACCACTGGCATATGTTGCAGCCTGTCTTTGAGCTAATGCTCTTTGCATTTTATCTAGATGTTTTCCCATTAGTAATCTTTCCCCTTTGCTTTATTTTCAATTAACTTATCACGTTCATCAATTATGCTAATCATAAATGACATCATCTTACTATATCCTTCTGGATTATCCATAATCTTATTATAGTGATGCCCACAGAACATAAGATCACCATTAAGGCCAGTAACCTTAACTAAGGCTTCTGCTGCACATGAATCACAGCGGTCATTTGCTTTAAGTACCCATTGTTTTTCTACAACTTCGTCTGTTATCATTGTACTCATAGTATACCCTTACTTTCTGTTATCTGTAGAATAGTAGCCAGAGCCGTTGAATACGACTCCTACATTAGAGTATACACGAACTAGTGTATGATTACAAGTTTCACATGCGTACCCTGGGTCAGAATCATTAATTGATCTTTCCTTAACAGTTCTGACACCACAGGGCATACAATCATATTCGTATAAAGCCATATTACTTTATTTTCTTTCCAAATTTAGCCCATACTCTTTCGTGTAGAAAGTACCCAATAGCTTCCCAACCAATGTATAACAATGCGCCAAGGCTGGCGTATTCCCATTCACCAGTAAACAAATAAATAACTCCAGCAACACCAACAAGATGGAATGTCTCCCAGCTTAATGTCTTGAGCAGTGTTCTCTTTGTTGATTCCATATTACTTTCCTCTTAATGCTTTTAGAGTTGCCTGATCTACTACCCCTGTTACTGGAAGACCAGACTTCTTCTGAAATGCCTTGACTGCCTTTTCAGTTCCTGGACCAAAATCACCATCTGCATTTAGACTAAGAAGCTCTTGAACTTTCTTTACTGCTTCTCCTTTTGAGCCAACTTTAAATGGCTTAAACTCTTTCTTTGCTGCAGGTGCTGCGGGTTGAGATGGAGTTGTTGCAGGCTGTGATACTGATCCACCTTTTGACAGAAGTGGGACATTCTCTTCACCAGCATAAACTGGACGACCCCAACCAACTACTGCATTGATAATTCCTTTTTTATTCTTTACGTATGCACGAGTCTTCTCTACGCACATTCCGCCATTGCGCTGATCTCCCTTTGCAGTTCCTGAAGTATTTCCTTCAATAACTTGGATTGTTCCATCGCCATTGTTCTTGATGCATAGACCAACATGTGAAATACGATTTACTCCATCATCTGGGAAATCAAAGAAGATCCAGTCTCCTGGAGTTGGATCATCATTACGAGCATCTGCCCAACGATTATTCTTCTTAAACCAATCTGATGCTGCTACAGTTGAAGCAGTCTTTGGGTATTTCTTTGGATCAAGTCCAGATGTAAATGCACACCATGAAACAAATGACTGGCACCATGCAAGGAAGTTTGCACCACTCCACTTTCCATACTTTGTTTCATTATCTCTAGGACCTTCAATGGTTCCTACTTCTTTCTTTGCAACCTCAATGATTGCTTCTAAACTACCTTTTACCGCCATTTGTTCCTCCTGTTAAGTACGACATTCTATTATATCACTATGAAGCTTTTTCTGTCAAACGATTATGAGTTCTTATTCTATGACAGTTGGCGCAGACTACTTCACATTTTGCTATTTCTTTCTTGATTGCTGCCCAAGAAAACCCATCGTGGATCATTCTTGAAATATTATATTTTTTATCTCTAATGTGATCAAAGTCTAAAACTATATGATTACATTCTCCACAGTCAACACATCCACTTGCCTCCTTAATTGCCTTAAGGCGCATCTTGAATTGCTGTTTATTATAAACTGCCAATTCTTTTTCTGACATGGTTTTATAATTATACACCTAAATAGTAAAAGCCCCACACAGGTAATTCAGGCACGAAGGCCACGGTCATATAAATGGGTAACTAATCTTAGGTTTCTTTTCTTCAGGAACAATACGATCAACATTAATATGTAGCATACCATCCTTTAGATCAGCTCCTGTAACTTCCATGTATTCACCAAGTGCAAATGATCGTACAAATTTACGAGCTGCTATACCTTTGTGAACAACTTCAGCATCTGTTGCTTCAACAATCTCACCCTTAATAAGTAATGTACCATTGTCTACTGATACATCAATATCTTCTTTTGTAAAACCTGCAACTGCAAGTGATAGCCTATATGTATCTTCATCTAGTTTAATAAGATCATATGGAGGATATGATTGTGAATTTGTTTTGTATGCACCATTTAGGCGACTTAGCTCCCTATTGAAGCCAATAAAAAAAGGATCATTAAAAAGATCCATAGCGTGTTTTATTACCATATTATTCCCCTTTCAAGCGAATAAGTTAATTTACCCCCCATTTGGGCAGGTATATATATTATAGCATATTGCCTTTTCAATTTAAAGCTATACGTCTATCTTATATCTTTCATTAACTTTAGACTCATCTGTTACATCAAAAAAATGTGAAAGAGTGTTTACACGTGTTCCAGATGTAACCTCATTGACTCCATGCTTTGTATAGTACCCTGGGAACAAGACTAATGTTCCTGCTTTTGGCTTTAGATTAATGTCAAGATCTTTAAGATAAAGCTCTCCACCCTCGTAATCATCATTTAAGAATAATCCAGCAACATGGGTTTTGCTTCCTAAATCCTCAATTGCAATATCTTCATTATCTCTATCATCTTTGTGGGCACTTAGAAAAGCACCCTTGTGCATTAAGTTTGCATGTGATCTATTTAGCTTAAACTCTCCGTAGGTTGGATAATTTTCTAAGAAAAAATTATATGAAAAATGAATCATCTCACTAATTTTATTTAATGGATCAAAGTCTAATTTAAAATCAGGATTTTCAAAAAAATCTGAATAGCCACCAAATGGGAAAAATCCATAAAACTCTCTTGGATCTTCTTGTTCATTTGCTTTAAAATAGTCAGCCAACATATTTGCATAATCTGCATCTATAAAGTTTTCAAAAACATGATAGTGATTTTTTGGAAGTTCCATATACACATTGTACCAGAATGTGGAGCGAAAGACGAGATTTGAACTCGCAACATCTACCTTGGCAAGGTAGTACTCTACCAATTGAGTTACTTCCGCATTGCTGGTCTGGCAAGACTTGAACTTGCGACATGGGCATTAACAGTGCCCCGCTCTGCCAGCTGAGCTACAGACCAAAACCTTTTACTATAATTCTTTTATTTTAAACACTACTTGACATGGATCTCCACCATCTGACCACTCTTGCATTTCTTCTTCTGTCATGTATGGATCTCCATCATGAGTATTGCAGAATGGTTCTGTTATCCATCCTCTTTCAATTCCATTATCAAGCCAGATCTCAAACTCTTTATACTCTGACTCTGTACGCTGTATTCCAGACAATATTTCTTCAAATTCATCGCTCATATATAAAGTATATCCTTAAAGGCTAACTATGTCAACTGGACCCATGCATGATGGGCTAAATTTAATTGCTGCAGAGACAGCAGACATCACTCTGTTCCTTGCATTTTTTTGTTTATCTGTTGCATACAAAACTCCGTAAGCATACTCAGCTCCAGAACCCATAGCCAAATATGGCAGGGTATATTTAGATAAAGACATATCGGCAGAACTATGCTCATATATCTCACCACGAATGCAAATAATTAAACCAAGGTCTCCATCTTTAGATGTATCAACCCAGAACTCATTATAGAATTCTTTGAGTTCCTTGATAAACCTTGTCTGCATAAACTTATCCGATCTCCAGCCATGTAGATTTTATCTTCATGCTTTAATACAGCAATACAAGTCATGCTCCAACCCCTTTAGATATCTATATTAAAGTATACCATCTACCCTAGATAGTGTCAAGCAATGTTTATTTATTCAATAAAATCAGCAAGATCATCAAAATCTTCTGCTACAACTGTATGTGCAGTGGGTGATGTCTGAATAGACTGTTGCTCATTTGTCTGAGAAGTTTCTATAACTTCTGGGCTTCCGCCATTTTTACCAATCAAAATACCAGCAAGAGTACCTGTGATAAATGTTGCCACAGATGACAAGACATTGAAAAACATCTTATCATTTTCTGACTGCTCACCTATTGGCTGTGTTACAAAAACAAGGGCATAAAGAATACCCATTGTTGTAAACAATAAAATTGTTCCTAGTGTCATGCCAAGAAAAAACTTTAGTCTTAAACTTTAGTCTTGCATCTAATTCATCTGATGTATATCTTTTTTTACTCATTTACGCCACCCTCCAAAGGATCAAAGCCAAGTATATCTTTACTGCATAATCCATCTGCTAAGCAGACTGGTGGATTACACTCTTTATTATACCAGTTAGCTGGATCATGACACTCATAACGATATCTATTTTCTAGCATACCGCAAGAAGCTAGAACTGTAGATAACATTATTGCAGATACAATTGCTACTATTTTTTTCATATATAGCATTATACTACTCTTCTTTATTTCTAATAGGACTAGTTAGTATCCAAAGTGTGGTGGTGGCTATGATTCCATAACCAACAATAGTCTTTGCGCTACCGTCTAAAACAACCCAGGCAATGAACATTCCAAGAAGAGTCCATGCTTGGTCTATTAGATCTTTAACTATATTCCTTATTATTCTTACCATCTTCTTCCTCCTCTTGAACCTGGTGAATTGCTTCCTGAGCCTCCTCCAGAACTTCCTCCACCACCTGTACTACCGCCAGTTGCTCCACCTGTTGCTACTGCTGCTGCGTTAATTGCTGCTCCTGCAGCTACAACTGTTGCCACAACCATGTCTGTTGCTTCTTCTCTTTCTTCCTCTGTCATATCTGCACCAATACTTCCTAGTGCTGCTAGTGCTGCTCCTGGATCAGTAAATGCTGCTTCTAGTAATGCACCTGGATCTTGAACCAGTTCAACATTTGCGGCAACTTCTGCAGTAATAACAAGTGCATTTCCATTTTCATCTGTACGAACTTCAACAGGCGTTTCTGGTGGAAGATCTGCATAAGAAACTCCAGATGCAGCGACGGCTGCTGCTGTGACAGCTTCTCCAGGTTTAAGGTCTTCTAGTAGTGCCTCAACTACAACTTCCTTCTGTTCTTCAGTTAATTCTTTCCCATCTTTTGCATCTTCAATAGCTTCTTTCAAGTCTTCTTCTTTTGCTTTTTCTTCTTCAGCAGCCTTTTCTTCCTCTAATTCTTTAGCCTTTTCTTCAGCCTCTATAGCATCCGCCTCTGCCTTTGCATCTTCTTCTGCTTGTCTTATTTCTTCTGCAATTGCCTCCTCTTCAGCCTTGGCTTTTGCTTCCGCTTCTGCAGCCGCTTCTTCTGCTGCTATGCGTTCTGCCTCTTCTTCTGCTGCTATACGCTCAGCCTCAGCCTTTGCTTCTGCCTCTGCTTTTTCTTCTGCTGCTTTAACTTCTGCTGCAATACGTTCTGCTTCTTCTTGGGCTTCTATCTCTGCTTGAATTCTTGCTGCTTCAATCTCTGCCTCTATACGATCAGCCTCTGCTTTTGCCTCAGCCTCTGCTTTAATTCTTGCTGCTTCTCTGGCTGCTTCTTCT